TCTCCAATTTTTTCACCAACATTGGCAAGTGTATTACCAAGAATAGCTCCTGCGTTTGCGTAACCGCTGTAATCGGCTCGCATCAAAGATGGGTCGATTGTTTGTCCTAATCGTTGTGCGTTTCCGTATGCCATAATTTTATTCGATCATTCCGTAATAAACCGCTTTATATCCGTTCATTTCAGTTACAGCATCTGGATTTACTTTTTCAACATCTTGTGCCATTACGCCCATATGGGTTAGGTTATCTCCAATGTAATTGTAGATGTATACTGGCAACCCACCATCGGTCATTCCAACCTTACGAATGTTTTCTTTAATACGAATGTCTGATCCAGCTGCTAAAGCCCCACCGACTGCGCTTCCAATGCCTTGGAACAATCCAGAAGCATATCCAGCTTGTGCTTGTGCGTTTGCTCCTCCAGCAGCCACTTGTTGCGCTCTTTGCTGCATACCAAGGTTTACGCCAGTGTCAGGGTTAATCATTTGTGGCAATGCACTTCCGATTGCGTTAAGCCCTAATCCAAGTTGTTGTTGTCCAGTCTGGTAGGAAAGCGGAAGGTTTCCAAGTGCCTGAAGTCCTGGTGCTGTGTAGAAGTTCTGAGCCATGTTAAACGCTCCAGTTCTTGCTTGGTTAGCTTCTTGGCGTTTCTGAGCCATCAGCCCAGCCCGTCCTAGAACCTCTCCTGCTACCGATCCACGGCTTCCTAGCATACCACGGGAAGCATAAGCCTCACGGGTCGCTTGGTCTGTCATACGCTGTTCTTCTGGCGTAAGCTGCCTTGCTGCTTGGGTTGCACGTTGTGCCTCAAAATTGGCTGCGTCTACCTGTGCTTGTGCTTCTGGTGACAATGCTTGTGCAAACTGCCTAAAGGCTGGTGCTTGTCCAGTCATCGAGGCGAACTCAGCAGCCCTAGCATCAGCAATGCTTTGACCAGTTTCTTGCTGGGCGGTTCTACCTAAAGCGTAAAGTCCTTGTTGGCTTGGCGTTCCTTGTAGAAACGAGCTAACGTCGCCAAGATTCAAGCCAAGGAACTCAGGGCGGTATTGTTTTTCTGCACTCAGGATCGAAGGCAATGATTGTTGATACCCAGAAACGTATTTCTGAATATCGCCTGCGATGTCCATTTTAGGTGCTTTGACCTTATCAGGTCCCATTATTACTGTTTTTAGCCCGCCCATTATATTTTAGAATAGATTTTTTTGAAGTCATAAGTCCGAAAGCGAGGATCGCCTTTTATTTCCCGTTGAAACGTAACGTAAGGAACTGAGTTTGCCACTGGCTGCACAGCTTCTTTGATCGAGCCACAAACGTAAGTAAGGCAAACGCAATCTGCCACATCATGTGTCACAGCGACTTGTTCTTCACCCTTCATGCACCAGTAGCCCATGCAAAAAGCAAGTGGGAGTGAGATCACAAAACCATGAACCAAATGCCATCCAAGCTGGGTGTGAAAGTCACCTCCAGCAAGCATATAGATTTGTTTGGCTTTGTCGATCATTCGTAAGATATGTTGATTTCTCCAGCGTCGAAGGTATTTGTTCCAGCAGTAGTTGTAACTGACAATCTGTCGAGAACACCGCTAAGAGCAAGCGAACCGCTATTTGCATAAACACTTGTATCAGATCCAACTATTCCGTGTGAAATCCATGTGTTTCCAGTAATTTTGCTAATTACTAACGCACCAGTGTAAATTCTGCTTGCACTAATGGATCTTGTAGTAAGAAAGCCTACGGTTGTATTGTCAGCACCACCAGCATCGCTAGATGTTGACACGTATCCTGTTGTTACAAATGATCCAGCACCAATTCTTACAATGATTGCATTTGTTCCATTTGTGCTGACTCCGTTAAGCATCACGGTGATGCGCTTAACCCATGATGGGATGCCAGTAAAATCAATAGATGTTCCAGAGGTGGATGCTTTGACCGTATCAAGAACATACCTAGAAGCAACGTAAGTCTCAGTGTAAGCCTTGATGCTTTGCTGGGTAGCTACTGCGGTTGCGCTATCGCTAACCATGTCGTCCTCATCCAGAATAGAAACCTCAGATGGGGCTGCAAGTGAACCGCTGGTGTTGCCGATAACACGCATATTGGCAACGTGTTGAATCTTGGCGTATGTAACCCCATCGGTTGCACCAGTAGCGGTAGCCAGTTTAGCCGTGGTAATTGCACTAGCTGCAATCTTAGCGGAGCTAATGCCACTATCCTTAACCTGAAGCCTACCGCTTCCATTAACCTCAAGGCTGGAATCATCAGTAGTTCCAGACGAACCAGAAACAAAAGCAGCGTTATCAACCAGATTGTTCAGCTTCGTGCTGGTAACTGTATCGGTGCTTGCAAATGTTTGTCCTTTAGAAAGAATCGCCATAATCAGTATTGGGTAATTGTCTGCCTACTTGTTTTCGTTGCCTCTACTGCAACCGATGAAACCCGTGGACGACCTATCGCAGTCGATCCTACTATTTTACGCTTGATTGTCAACACGCCGTAGACTCCTCGTGGGTTGCCAAGCCTGAAACTAAAGTCTGCTGTTTCGCTAGGCTCAAGCTGTCCTGGCAATCCAATGCTCGGATCAAGCAATGTTGAAATATCCGTAACCATTGTATTGGCAGTATCGGGATCTTCAGTAGAGAAATAAAAATCTACATCGGAAGCGTTGTCCCTGTCAGACTGCATTTGGACAGTTGCCTTCTTATACTTCTTCCTACCGTAATCTGACATGGCATAACCACGGCTTTTAAGCTCATAGTCGATACCATTAGCAATGCTATTGCCAACCACGTTGGTTGAGTAGATATCTTTAGCCTCACCAAGCGAATCAGTAAGGTGCAAGCCTCCGTTTTCGTTGACAAGGTAAAGCTCATTACGCTCCTCAGCCTGCCCACGGATAAAGTTTGTCACGTTAAAGTCATCGTTACCAAAGGTATCAATGCTTTCCCATGCTTTGTTCTTGATGTTGAAAATCAAAATGGCGTTATTGCCAGTAGCATCGTTAGCGTCGATCTCGCTATCAAGCGGAACAGCCAAGTAATAGCGGTTATCAAAGTAAATTGCTACGGAGTTTGCTGCCAAGCCCTTGTTGATTCGGTCAATAATCGGTTGAATCGGCTTGCTCAGTGGTTCTTCTACGCCCCGAAGGTTGTATTCGTCTAGGAACTCCAAGCCATAAACCCCATCGTCGGACAGGAAAAAGATTGCATTGCCTTTGCTTGCAATAGAACGCCGTGATAAACAGCCAATTTCCCTCGTAAGCTCACGAAGCGTAGTGTCTGCCAGCGTTCCCTGCGTGCCGTTAATCAAGTGAATGCTGTTTCGGTTGAATACAATCATCCGATCTTCGTAGAACGGGTGCAATGCCACCAAATAATCGGCAATTCCAGCCGTAACACGAAACTGAGACTCCACAGAATCAAAAGTATTCGGGTCAAGAATGTCAGATGCAGCGATTTCATCCCTTACTTCTCGGTCAGCATAGGTCGGTGAAATAGCCGTGCCTTCTGGCTCGTAGTAATACGGACACCACAAACGCCGTTGGAAATAAACCGCCCATTCTGGGGCTGGCATATGGGTAAATCCAAGCCCAAGGCTGTATCGGCTGCCAAATTCGATGAAATCCGAACCGCTTCCAGAGCCATAAGAAATGTTTGGCAACGGGGCATTAAAGTAAATGTCGGTAGAAGTCGCTGAGGTAACAATGAAATCCTTGCCAACAACGTTTTCAAGCAGAGCAACGTCCGTTGCCGAAATTGTAACCCTGTCTCCAGCACGGATCGTCGTGTTGCCAACAACCGTAAATCTTACTTCACCGTTGGTTACGCCGTATTTGTTGCCAGCAATGTTGAAATACTGTGGCTGGGTGTAAACTCCAGCAGGAACCAAGGTAAATCCATTGGACACCATCACCCCTGTGTTGGCGGTGTATGTCTCGTCGCCATTGCCCGTGGCAATTACAAAGGTAAATGTATCAACGTCCACCACCGAAGCAACCGTATGGCTACCATTTGGGTCTGCCGTGGGTGCAACTGCTGAGAAGCCCAAGTCGGAAATCGTTATTGTGTCACCAGTTGTTAAACCATGGTCACGCAAGGTAATGGTCACTACGCCAGTGGCGGATACATACGAGCCTGCTTGAATGTTCTTGCCTTGTGGCAGATACTCCCAAGGTCTTTGCCCAGCACGGAACAAGTAAATCCGATCAAATGCCTGCAACAATTCCACGTTTCCAGTGACAATGTTCCCATACGGGTAAGGTAAGCTGCTTACGCTGTAATTACTAAGCAAGACCTTCTTGGCTTCGTTGTTCGTTGCGATGATAACGCTCTCCTCGGAGTTGGTCGCTGGATCGCTAAATACGCACGATCCGTAGATATTGCTTACCGCAGTATCGTCCAGAATGGTGCTTAACTTGCCGTATGTGGCGTCTACTACCAATGCTGGGTCATCTGCCCCCACGTTGGCAAAGCTAAGGCTGTCGGCGTCCACATAGCTAAATAAATACGATCCAGCGTTGATGCCAGTAATCGGCTGCGTTCCTACGCTTGGTGTCCCCAAGGTGATATAGGCTGGCAGGTTGCCAGACGGAATTCCGTGCGGGGATGCAAAGTTCACCGTAACCACGTTCGATGTCCTAGATGCCGTCGAAATCGTCAACGCACTATTCAGAACAATAAACGGCAGGGTCAGCGGGTAGGCACTATTTGCCAAAGCCCCGCTTTTCAGCTCGATCCCACGCCTCGGTTGCCAGTAGCCCTCGATCCTTCCGTTCTTACTCAGCACCACTTCCCCAGCCCTTAGCTGGTTTGGCTGCTCACGCTGATTCATCCCCACGAAGGCTACATCACCGTCAATTAACGGCTGATCGTCTAAGCCTCCAAATGATCGGTAAGATGCCACGTTTTATTGATCGTAAGCAATGCAAGTCCCACTAGCTACGGTTACGGCGGTAAAGTTCCCACCGATGCCTGTGCCAGCCAGATGGGTAATGCCTTGAAGGTCTGCGATATTGGTAAGGTTGCCTTGCAACGTGGTAAATACCGTGTCCTCGATGA